ACATTCATCATTGCCTTTGCTCTTGCTACAACTGCAGGGATTGCAGTAGATTTACCAATTTCTTGATTAACCAGTCTTTGTAGATTAACAGGATCTATGTTCTTCCCTTTAGTCGCTTTTTTTACGCGATAGCGTGAATCATAAAGAAGTTGTCTTGCTTGCTTTTCTATTTGTGCCTTTGCACCACCAATCTGTTGTGGAGCACCTGCAGATGGATTTTCTTCAAAAATGTGATTACTCATTGGAAGATCTGTTAATTCTTACTTTTTCCTATACTTATTTATGAAATTTAAACCGAAAGACTTTTGATTATATGCAAGATTTTCTTTTCCAGACTCAGAACCAGGAGTTTGTTTTGCCGCATACTTCAAATATCCCTTTGTTCCGACCAAAGTATTTGGTTTTCCAGGAACTCTTTCAATACTATCAGAAGATTTCTCACTATACTTTATTGCCTCCATAACATCCTTAATCCAAGATTTAAACATAATCTTATCTTCAGTAACACAGATCAAGTAGTTGGTTCCACGACGAATGATTCTTCCAACTAATCCAGTATTTAAGTTCTCCACAAGTTGACCAATATTATAAATCTTTTCGTATATATAATTTTCTCGGAGAGTCTGAGAATCAAATTTGGGTGCAATCTCCCAAAGACTCCATCCCTCCTTAATGTTCATAGAAGCACGAATTGTATTATAAAGATCTCTTGCTTGCTTTTGATTTAATGTTGAAGGAACTCCTTTAGCAAAAGTTGCAAAGTCTCCTTCCACTGCTGCCTTTCTTTGTTTGGAAGCAGACATTCCTGTTACATCATCTTCCGAATCTGGATCTCTTTCTCCAGCAGAACGAACTTCTACATTATCAAATGCATAAAGTTTACCATTATAATTTGTTGCTAACTTCTCAAACTCTTTAACTCTATCAGCACCACCAATAATTCTTACATTGGTATATCCATCATTATGTGCCTTTTTCAGGACATCAAAGATAGTTCGATTTGCAGGATCATTGACAATCTTTTCACTGTGTTGGGGGAACATCTGTCTCATTACAGAAACCTTTGTATCAGCGTCTAGAGGATTTTTCTTTTTATCTTGAGTTCTGGAAGGAACAATAACATAATCACCATCATCAGAAGATGCAGCAACAGTATCTAAAAGTTTTTCGTGTCCAGTAGTAGGGGGATTAAAACGACCAAACGCTATAGTTAGTGTTCCCTTTGTCTTCTCTACTGGTGGTGGTCCTTCTTGAGCAGGAGGTTCTTGCGCTGCTGCCTGCTGTTCTGGTGCAGGTGCCTGAACCTGTTGCTGTGGTTCTGTTGGTTGAGGTGCGGTAGGATCTTGATAGTTTGGATCCGAAACATTTCTCTCCAATGGAGTTTGAGCAGGATCTTGTTGCCCAACTCTCTGACGCTTATTGTAAAATTTTAGTCTACCCTTTTCAGTTTTTGCAACAAACTCACCAGTTCCTTCATCATACCACCCACCATGATTATCACCAACAAGTCCAAGACGTGCCGCTTGTTGCGATGCGGTGGTTTCAAATAAAAACTGAAAAAAACTTTTCATCCTCTATCCCAATCTTTTGCTACAGTGAAGTTTGCTCTACTAAATTCTAATCGATCTACAAGTTTAAGAGCATTTCCAGATTTAATAGCAACAAAACCCTCAGGTGCTGTTACCTTATATCCATCATCAGTCTTAAGAAACGTTCCAAAAGTATTTACCTTTGCAAGTTGCCCAATCACCATAGATTTTGCTGCTTGTAGGTTCATGTAAGATGCAACAGTCATATAGATTGCTCTTTCATTTGCCTTAATAAACTGCAATCCAGTGTTCTTCATTTGTAAATATTTATCTTGTGTTGCTTTTGTCTTTTTAGATAGAATCTCTTTGTCCAAAAGACCAGAATAAAAAGTTCCAAAAGCACCAGCAACTTCGCGGGCACTAGTGAGTGTTTTTCCTTGAGAGATATAACTATTAAAGAACCGTTTAAATAAGGAAGACATTAAGAACTTAGATTCACCAGTTGCTGTCAAAACATCCAAAAAAGTAGATGCCTGTCGAAGAGATCCTTCGGCACGATTGACCGCTGCAGTATAACTAAGCATTTGCTGAGAATCAAACTTGGCAGCACCAGTTGCATCCCTAAAGGTAGCAGTTGCAACATACACATCAACAGAGGGACTAAAGTTACTAATATCCACACCAAAAGAAGCATTCATTTCTGGAACTGTAGGTCCACTATAACTGGTGTGAAAAACGATTCCCATCTTCGCCGTGTTTATTCTTGTGCCAAGATCAGAATCTGAAGGAACGGCATATGTAATTGTATTTGGGCGAAAATAAATCACATTTTCTCCATTGATTACACCGTTCTGTTTATCATCAGTAAAAAGAAGATCTCCCTGAATGACTCCTTTGATGTTTAAATATCTTAGATTTATCAAACAAGTTTGAAGTTTATCAGCAAGTTGTCCAACTCCATAAAACTTAGATATATCTGCTTGAGTATAGCAAAGTTTTGGTTCAGTCTTTGCAAATACGGATTTTGTACCAACAAAAAACTTTCCATTAGATGGATCAGTTCCACAAACAATAGCAGGAGCACCATCCCACTTTGTAGTGACTGTGATTGAAGAAGATCTCTCCGAAAGCATTTTACCAAGTTCTCGCAGAAATGTAATCGCATTCCTACCACCCTGAGACCCTTGGTTCAGGATATCATCTTCTAAGTGTTCGAGGTGTGTGTTTTTTGCCATACAGGTATTATAGGGTATTCTGGGTCTGGAATCAAGATGGGTGGACAGTTTTTTAACTGGTCAAAGTTTAAATCCTAGTTTATCGGATTTGGAATCATATCCATTCTTAGTTCGGAAAAATAAATTACTAATAGATTGCTGCCCACTAGTTGCTTCTTCAGTAAAATTAGGTATACCATTAACTATATTTAACTTAACAAAATATATTTCACTAGACAAAACATCTTTAACAATAGATGTAAATTTATTTGCCTTGGTAACATTTTTGGAATAATTTATAACTTCCTTTTCACATAAAAAAGAAACTTGATTTCTCGTTATTGTTTTTTGATTTTTTAATCGTGTATCTTTATCTATCAAATTTCTAAACAATTCTGGATTAGGTATTGTTGCTGAAGAAGTTCTAACAGAATTGGCTGCTTCAGGACTAATAATCCCCAACATTGCACAAGATTCAATGGGTCCCATAATCATCGTATTTTCATGAATGGTCCTCATAATATTAAACTCAAAATCATTTTGATATTTTGATAGGAGATTTGGATTATTTAAAACTGGAGGAACTAAATCAGCAACCTTCAAGGTATTAGAATTGCCAGTTGATTTTGCTGATATTTTTATCCTTCTACCATCAAGATTAATTAGATAATAATCCAATAATGGTTCATTTGATCTGCTTGGTATAAGAATTTTTGTCGTTGAACCAACACCCAAATTAAATCTAGTTAATCCCCTTCTAATGCAGTGAATGGGACCAATAACTTCACCAAAATCATTCCTAATCTCGTTCATAGGCAGATTGGAAGTATTATATCCACTAAAGGATCCCTGCCCACTATCTGAATATGAAACAAGTTCTAAAAGATACTCTTTAAGTTCTCCAACCATATCAGATCTACTATTAATAGAATTTCTAAGAGCAGTAAGATATGATGTTAAAGTATATTCTGTTCCTGCTAGGTTAAATGTTTGTGGTTTTAATCCAACTAAACTTGAACTTTTTGGTTTTCTTAAATTATCAATATTGGTATAATAAACAGTTTCGTTACCAGAAATTTGAATGGCAACTTTTGAATGAGATTCTGAAAGAACATCAATATAGTTAATCTGTGTATTTGGAACTAAATTTCCAATACCCCTAGTTGAATATTTAGTTTCATAGTATGGTCCAGATTTTTTAACTACACTCGAATGATTAGATCCTTTCCAATTTTTTTGCCAGTTAATATTTCCAGTAGATGCTGCCATTTTTTTGAAATATTTAGTGCCCAAAAGAGCACTTGAACCCCCCACTAATGGAAGCATCGGGACTCGAACCCGAAACATCTTGCTTGCAAAGCAAGTGCTCTACCAATTGAGCTATGCCCCCGAGAACCCCGAAGGGTCATTTATTTATGTTATGTGCAATTTTTACACATCACCATCTTCCCTGTTTTCAGATTTATATACGGAAAAAGTTCCCTCTGGATAACGAGCACTCAGTTTCTGATAGTTCATTTCAAGGACTTCCTCAAATGTAATATCCAGTGCCATACAAGCTTGAGCAAGATACCAGCACAGGTCTCCAAGTTCACGCTTCATATGAAATACATTCTCTTCATTATAAGGTTTACCTTGAAGGAAAATCTTCTTCACTACTTCAGTAAACTCACCTGCCTCAGCACTCATTCCATAAGCAGCAGTCATCAGACGAGGAACATCTGCACCCTGTCCTTCAAGTTCATTCAAACGCTCAACAAGATTTGAATACTTACTACTTGCAGGACTAGTTGTTTCACGAACGAACTCAATATATTTTTTAGAATCAATAGTTGCCATATTTAAAACTTAAATCCTTCGAATGATTTTTTAGGTTTGTTTTCTTCATAAGTATACTCCTCTTCTTTCCCGCTGTCAAGTATGTCATTTTGTGCAGATTGTTCCACATCATAAAGTCTCATCTTTGCACGATCAATGCCGACCACAAAACGTTTGAATACTGTTGGATCATTATAACGATTCTTCAGTTGTTTCACCATAATCTGCCCTAATCCCTCCAACTCTTCAGTTGAAATAAGGGCGAACATAAGATCAGCAGTAGCAGGGAGACCAAAGGACTCGCTAGTATCAGTAAGTTCAACATCAGAGTTCCCATAACCACTACGAGTAGTCTGGGTAGCGGAAACAATTGGAACATTAAATTCCACTGCAAGTCCCCTAAGTTCCTCAGCAATTGATTTGATATAAGAATAAGAATTGGCAGCACCATTTGCCTTATGCCTAGAGGAAGCACAAATATTAAGGTAGTCAATGAAAATAATATGAGGTCTAAATGATTTCTTAAGAGCAAGTTCATTTAAGAGTGCCTTAAAATGTCCAGAATGTGCCGAAGCAGTAGGATACTCTTTGATTACAAGAGAACCTTGCGTCTTCTTGGCAATGCTATTTACTTTGGTTTCGAACATTTGGCGAGGGAGATCAACCAGTTGTTGAATCGGAACATTCAGTAGGTTTGCATCAATTCTTTCAGCAATTCTCTCCTCCGCCATCTCAAGAGTGATATAGAGTACGTTCCTGCCCTGTAGCAAGGCGGAACTAGCCACATGACACATAAACAACGATTTCCCAACACCTGTTCCAGCGAGAGCAATATTGAGAGT